ATGCTCGTTCCTATGCTGGTGAACATATTCTTGATGGTGTTCCATATTCCTTGGAAGAAGCCGACCACGCCCGAGAAAGCATTTACGACCATATTCCAAGCGGATGAGAAGATGCCACCGAACCACGAAGCCACGCCCGAGAATACGGACACGATTCCGTTCCACAGTCCTTGGAATGAAGTTTTTACTGATATAACTATTCCATCTATGAATGTTCTGAACCCTTCAAAATTTGTGTAAAGATAGTTAAATACTCCGGCAAAAGGATTTATGATAAAGAGTACTATACTCTTTATATTGGTCTTAATCCAATTTACACCAGCCGTAAATGCTGTTTTTATACCGCTCCAGCAATTAACAAAGAACTTTGAAACGCTGTCCCAGTTTTTCCACAAAGCCACTCCTACGGCAATTAATGCACCGATAGCCACAACTGCAACTCCTACTGGATTTGCCGACACAGCTGCATTAAATGCCCATTGTGCTGCTGTTACTGGACCATATCCGGCAGAAAGTGCCCAGTGTGCTGATGTGTACGCAGCCAATATAGGACCTTGCGCAAGCATAATTGCTTGTTTTGCTTTAGATGTAACAAGCGAAATTTTTTCAGCTGCATCACAAGCAACTACGGCTATTTTATATGCTGCCACAGCACCTGCTACTCCATATATAATCGGGCTGAGTATCCCCCAGTTGTTTATAACTGCTGCTGTAAGGGATGATACCATATTAAGACCAGTCCCGATGCCATCGAGTGCTGTTGTCAGTATTCCTGTCCAGCTTATGCTTCCGCCCATTCCTACCAAACCGTCCCATACAGGCTGTATGGCTGTTACCAAATTGTCAAAGGCTGGCTTGATGGAATTTTGCACGCCGTTCCACACAGTGTCTATAAATGTAGTTGCTACATTTGCCACTCCTTGAATTACGGGCATAACCGTGTTGACGGCTGTTGTGAATGCTGATTGAATTGCTGGCAGTTTTGTGGTTATGTACTGCAAGACGGTTGTTACAATCGGATACAGTTTTGTTCCGATGACCTCTTGCATATCGCCCCACGCATTTTTTAACTGCTGAACTTTACCCTCGGGAGTGTTTGCCATTGCTTCGGCAAGTCCACCGAAGTTTTGACCTAAAACCTCCACGAGCATTGCGGCTCGTTCGCTTTCCGTTCCTGTTTTCAGTATTTTCGACTGTGCATCGTTAAGGGTTACGCCATATCGAGTAAGTGCGCCGACATTGCCTGTCATAACCTTACCGACAAGGTTTGCCATTGACTGCATTTGGTCGCCTGAAACTGCGACACCGTATTGCGAAACCGCCAAGTCCTGAAGGGCAGGCAGAATTGTTTTTATTGTGTCGCTCTGTAATTGAAATGTGGCAAGCTGTGAAGCACCTTGAATTGTTACTTCATCTCCGACCGTTGTTACGCCTTGGAGTTCGGCTGCGTATTTTTTCATTGCAGACACATTCTCCATGGTCGTGCCTGCCACATTCATCATGAGTGTTTCAAGTCGTGCTTCTGCACTTGCTTGAGTGTTTGCGGCATCGATGCACGCCTTACCCCAAGTTACAAGTTGCTTCATACTGGCATAAGCAGCGACAACGCCCACGACCTTTTTTGCCATTGATGCGAGGCTTGTTCCGGCAGAGTTCGTCTGTGAACTGAACTTCTTGACGGATGAGGTTGCTCCCTCTGAACCTTTTTTGAAGCTGGTTAATCCTGAAACGGCACTTTTAATGCCGGACTTAAATCCGTTATCTTTGAGGGAGATTGTTGCACCGATATTCTTTTTTGCCATTTTCTCTCACCTCGTTTTATTGCTCTCCTGTCATTGCTTTTATGCGAGCTGCTTCTTCTTCAAATGAGAGTATCATGCTCGCCATGTAGAACAATTTACGCTCGAGGGGGAGGTTGAGTATGTATTCGTCTGTAAAACCTTTTTGCAGATAATGGTGTATTAAATACAACTCGTCATCTGCGTTGATTAGTTTTTTAATTCTTCAACGATTGGTTTTACTCCATCGCCGTATCCGGCTAATACCATACATTCTCTTGCAATTGCCGGGATTTCGCCGGATGCGAAAATCTTATCCACGATTTCCATCGGTTCTTTACAATCGAATTCTTTTTGCAAGTCTGTGCTTTTAAGAGGAGGTTCGATTACGCACTGATAAACCATGTAAATATCCCCGACTGTTCCATCCATGCCTTGTGCTTCGATTACAAGGTCACGATCAGGTTCTTCGATGGTAACTGTTCCATCGAGAGAAGGGATGTAAAGGTCTACTGTTTTCGGCGTTTTCTTTGCCTCCAGCATCTGTTCTTTTCTTGCGATAAGTTCCTTGAGCGTAATTTTAGTATGAGCTTTCATTTTGATTTGCTCCTTTCATCAAATTTTATTTACTGTACTGCTACTGTGTCCGGGAAGTCGAAATCGGTAAAGCCGCCCGAGAATTCTTCCTCGAGAACTTTTCCTGTTTCGAATGCCATAAGGGTCAAATCTCCGAACCAGCAATTGTTGAGAACGAGTCTTTCGCTGCCGTATGCATCGGGGTCGTCCACCTTGCCGATGAACTGACATCTCGGGTCGATGCCCTTTTTGATTTGGGTAGCGATTTTTGTCTGTCCTCTTGAGAAAACTTTCTTGACCTTGAAGGACCATTCTCCGGCTGTTCCCATGAGTTTGGAGTCCTCGGTCATTTCGCCTGCGAATGTTACCGTTTCACGGTTTACCTTCAGTTTTGCTTCAAAGGACGAAACCTCATATACAGGCTCGCCGTCCCAGTAAAGCATACCGAATGTTCCGCTCATTACTCTCGGTGCAGTAGGTTTCTTTGGCATAATGTTCTACCTCCTTACATTGTGAGCGAGAGCTGCAAATCTTCCATCGCATCTTGGAACTGAACGCCACCTGAAACAAATACCTTTGCTCCTGTGTTTGCGTTCTTCAGCTGTTCCTCGGTGTAGGTGGATGTGTCGATGCCCTGCTCTTTGAGATATTTCTCCTGTGCGGAAATGTCGACCGACACGGAGTTGTCGTACTGGTCGTAAAGAACACCCTCTTTTGTGATGTCCTTAAAGTACGCATTTACGGCAGCACAGAAGGCTACTTTGTTGTCGTAGCTGTTGCTTACCTTGCCGACATAATTGTCAGCGAATGTAGACATGATGTCGTCCTTGAGCATATCCATGCCCTCGATGATTTTGATTTTCTTCATGTCTGCGATGTCGCCTTCCTCGATTTTTACTTTCGAGTTCACGGCTCTACCGATTTTGATTTTCTCTCCATCGTTGATGAGGATGAGTTCGCCCTTGTCGATTGCTTCGTCCGGGTTCTCGTGTTCGGCGATGGAGGTCACTTCGTCAAGCACATAATATGTTGCACTACGGTCGAGAGAAAGTCCGGCAAAAATACCAGCAAGTCTTGCTGTGTATTCTGCGGTGGTGTACACCTTTTCTCCAACCGTGATATTTGTGGTTGTGAAGTTGATGATGCCGTAGTCGTCTGATGCGGAGTTTGCGAGAACGGCTTTGAAGGATTTCTTCTTTCCGTTTCTCATTGCATCCACCCAGTCTGCGATGGTTGTCGCATCGCCTACTTCCGCCTGCGGCATTGCAAGATAATTGAAGCGAGTTGATGTCAAGCGGTCGAGAGCTGCTTCGAGGGTGTATGTGCTTTCCTCTGCGGTTGCTCCGATTCTCTCGCAGATAACGGTTGACGGTTTACCTTCAAATGCTTTTTCGATATAATCGATATTCTCTGCAGTCCAGTTCTTCTCTGCGATGCCGTCATCGTATTTGCTCTTGTAGACCTGTCTTGTGAAGCCGATATTTGTGTCGTCTTTCAAAAGAAGAACTACGATGCCACGACTGCTACGCTGGATAAGGGTAGAAGCCTTGCGTTTGAGTTCAATAATGATTTGGGGCAGTCCCATATTCGTTTCCTCCTTACTTGGTTATATTGAGTTCGAGTTCTGCATCGCCCATGAGTGTGTCGTCATCGGTGTATGCATCCTCGTTGTGTATCCTCGTTATGGTGAGGTCAAATGACGAATAGAGCGTTATGTCGTCATCTGTCGTGTGCTGAATTTCCTCGGGTGGTTTCAGCATCCTATCTCTGACCGGGATAGGGGTTGCGAACCAGCCGTCTATTTTTTCCGAAGTTTTGAGGCATTCTTCCTCGGTTTCGATTGCTGGCTCGTAGTGTATTTCTACACGCAGTTCGACTTCTTCGTAAACAGGGGATATGCGTGTAATTCCAATCGGCACGATTTCAACAAAAAAAGCAGGCTTGTCATATCCTTCGTCTGTTTCGTTTGAATAGACCTTTCCGCCGTTTTCAATAATGCGATTATTGATTGCGGTTTTGATTTCTGTGATTTTCACAATTCTACCTCCTTTGTTATATCGTCAAGAAGTTTTTCGGCTGCGGAGAAGAAACCGCTTTGAAGTTCTTTCATTGTACTTTTCAGCATTTCTTTTCCTTGAACTTTGCCACCGCTTTTGATACCTCTTGCGGCTCTCTGTACGGTGTTGAGAGTTCTGCCACCCTGACGGGTCTTTCCACCTCTTACGATTTCGTGTCCATCTTCGACAAGGTGGGCGTGCGGTGCTTGTGACTGGATACGAACCACTCGAACCGCTCCGTTTGCTCCGTATCGCTTTACCTTTTTTAGCCTCCAGCTTCCTTTCAGCTTTTTGGTTTTACCGACAGGAGTTTTTGATTTTACGCGGCTGGTTGCGGTTCGTCCCTGCGCCATAAGCAACGCATCGACCTTGTCGTCATATTTATCGCTCACTTTGTTGAATGCTTTTTCCAGTTCTTCAAGACCGAATATGTCGAGTCCATCTCCACCTTTTGGCTGACGAGCCATTATCGTTGCACCTCTGAACAGACGATTGTAAGTTCTTTGTGCCTTTCTCCTATATCGAGTATGGACTCTATATCCAGTTTCTTGTCATTGTGGAGTATAAACATATCGTGAGTGATTCCCGGCAAAAACCGCATATACACATTGTAAGTGGTTTCTGCACGGATTTTTTGCATTTCTTCATATTCTCGCCCGGTGGTCGGTCGAACCTCTGCCCAGTATGCATATTCGCTCTTTTCCAGCACATGGGCATAGGCTCTGCCGGTCCTGTCTTTGACGACCTCGGCATTACCCTCGCCTTCTGTTCTCCAATAGACAACGCCCTGCTCATCGCTGTCCTCATAAACAACAAGAAGTTTCAGTCCGGGGTGGTAAATTTCGTATGCTGGGACTTCCTCATTCATTGAATTGCGGACGGTCCCTTTCCGCTTCATCAGGATGATACGGTGTCTTAATTGTCCGAATTTCACGGTTACCACCTCGCTTCTCGAAGAGGGCGGAGCAGATTGTAGACGGTTTGCGGTAGTTCCTTATTGGTGTCCGTTTCTCTGTTTTCGTAGAAATGACCGACAATAAGGAGCATTGCCTGCCGTACTCTTTCCGGGCAGTTTGCGGTATCTATTTGCTTTCGCATATAGCTCTCGCACATTTCTCTTGCTGTTTTGATGAGGGACTCGATGTATTTATCTTCGTCCGTGTACTCCAAACGCAAGAAGGCTTTTGCTTCCGTTAAGGATATAGGTTGCTCCGTCATCTCTGCTCACTCCTTTCGTCATTCTGTGTATCTTGGGCGTTCGTATAATGCGGTAATCGTACCGCAAATGTCGCACTTTTCGCCTGCTGCTGAAACCTTAAGCACAACGGAGTTGCACTTTGTTCCTGTGAGCATATCGGCTGTTACGGTTACGACATAGGACTTTGCCTTTTTCTTTCCGCCGATGCTGATGGTTGCTTCCTTTTGAACGGCAGGGGCATCGGTGCTACCGATTTCCCTGATGAGGAATGAAACCGCATCTTTTTCGCCGTTCTCATTTGCACCAATGACCGACACGGTGGTTTTCACCGCTTCGGCCCCGATTGCGGAGGCAATCACGAATGATACCACTTGGTGATTCACAAGGGATACTTTTTCGCTCTTAATCTCCGAAGCGAAAATTGCACCGGGGTTAGAAATGATTTCAATTTTTGGTACAATTGCTTTCATGTCTTTTACCCCCTTATGCTATTATTTTCTCGCTGCAAGAGTTACGAAAGGCGACTGCTTCTGTGCGCCCTTGTAAGGTGTCTTTGGAGAATTCCATGCAGGCTGTCCGTCTGCTCTGTAAATAAATCTGAATGCAGTTTCGTCATATACGAAGCGTACATGAATTGACTGCTGTGCGTTCACGCCGGACTTATCTGTCAAGATGTACTGGCTCATGTCAGCGAGAATGATGTCGCCGAGTTCGCCTGCACCGCTTGCCTGCTCGATGAAGTTTACAGGCTTACCGAAAAGTGTGCCGTAAGGTGCGCCTGCGATGTTGTTGCCCGGAAGATATACGGGTGTGTCACCTAACTTCAAAGTAACAAGTACAGGGAGAAGCTCTCTGTTGAGATACCATTCCGCCTTGCCCTTCTTGTCGTAGCAAGCTGCGAGCATCTTCACAAGGTTTTCAACTACAAGCGTTGCAGTCTGGTCTGTTTCCTTTGCGATTGTTACAAGGGCAGGGGACTTCAAGATACCAAGGGGTTCACCTGTGCCTGAGCCGTTGATGATGGCATCATCAATCTTAAATCCGAACTCATCACCGAATGCGGTAGAGATGATGTTGGAAAGTGCAGGAGCATCTTCGAGAAGTTCGTCTGTTGCATAGCAAAGACCAGTTAACTTCTTAAGCTTCAACGAAATCTGCTTGAATGTAGGCTTGCTACCTGCAATCTCTGCAGCTTCGCTTTCCCAGTAAGACTGGATACCGCCCCATCTGCTACCGTCTGCACGGCTGTTTTCGTTGATGCCGTTGATGTTGAGTACATTGGCTGCAGTACTCATCGGGATTTTTCTAACCTTGGAAGCAAGCACGCCTGTTTCGTATGCGTTGTTGATAAGGTCGTTGACATAGTCCTCCTGAACCAAGAAGCCACCGTCCGATGCTGTGCCACCGTTTGCGCCTGATGCTTCGTTGTGGAGTCTTGCATCTACAGAACCGCCGGGTACGGCTGCATTGTAGATTGCTCTTAACTGTTCACCGAAAGTTTTGAACTTGGTTTTGTCCTCGGGGTCGCCACCCTCTCTGATGGGGTCGCCTGCAGGCACGCCTTCGCCTTCGTCCATCATCGCAGTCAATGCTTCGATGTTGGTTTCAATCTGTGCGATTTCGTCCTTGATTTTGTCGAATTCAGCCTGTTCGTCTGCAGTCATCGCTCTGTTCTCTGCGATAGCTGCATCTGTGATGCTGATAGCCTTCTGCTTCAGCTCGTTCTTTTTGCCCATAAGGGCGAGTAAACGCTTTTTCATTGTTCACTACCTCCTAAAAAATTAAAGATTTTTTGATTTGTGCCGTTGCTACGGCGTTGGTGTTGTCCTCGGTCGGCTTTGGTTCTGCCGGAGGTTTGGGTTCGGGGTCTGTGTGTGTTGCTGTCGGGGTTGCCTTCAACTTTTCACGCAGAGCGTTGATTTTGTCTTTCGGGATGAGTCCTGCACCAAAGCTGTTTGTTACAACTACGGGTGCGGCATTAAGTGTGCCATCTTCATCTCCAATGATTTCATCAACGAACCCCTTGTCTTTTGCATCCTGTGCTGTGAGCCATGATTCCTTATCCATAAGGGAAAGGATTTCCGACTCTCCGAGTCCTGTCTTTAATCGGTAGATGTTGGCTACCGCTTTGTTAAAGTTTTTCAGGACTTTGGATTCTTGGTCCATTGCGTGATAGTCGCCACGGGCCTGCCCTGATGTGTTATGTATCATAAACACGGCACTCGGGAGAATGCGTACCTTTGTTGCCGCAAGAGCAATATAAGAGGCTGCACTCGCTGCCCAGCCGACAATGTCTGCTGTGATGTCCCTGTTCGGGTGCGTTGCGACTGCGTAGTAGATTTCGTTGGCTGCGATAACATCTCCGCCGGGTGAACTGATTTCGAGGGTGATTGCTTCTCCCTCGGGTGCGTTTTCTAACGCCTCCAGCACTTCGCCGGGCGATACGGTATCGTATCCGAAGTAATCATAAATCCACTTATCTTCGTTGGCTACTATCATACCTTTGATTGCGATTTTCATTTGTTGTCACCTCCTTCCGAGTGAGATGTGGACATTAACGCTCCGTTTACGAGGTAATCATCGCCACCCTGTTCTGCAGGGATAGGATTCATATCTTCTTTTTCACGGATGTCGTTTGCGGAATACCAGCCGTTCTGTCGACCTGTTGCGTATCCCTGCATTCGTGTATTGAAATCTCCACGGAGAAGTCCATCAACATTAAATCTTGGGTAGTACCCCTGTGCGATTTCGATGTCGTTCAGGAGTTGTGTCTGTATCGCTTGTTCCCAGCGAACTATCCAAGGTCGCAAGGTGTAAATGACATAGTCGAGGCTCTGCTGTTCGATGTTCGAGAATGTCGCTTTTTCGAGGTCGCCGACCATGTGCGGTGGCACTCGGTAAATTCTGCAGATTTCGTTCATCTCGAACTTTCGTGTTTCGATGAACTGTGCATCTGCAGGCGGTATTCCGATTTCGTGATATTTCATTCCTTCTTCAAGAACTGCGACCCTGTGCGAGTTCGCTGCTCCTTTGTAGACCTCATTCCACGACTCTCGGATTCTTTCGGGGTTCTCGAGCGTGCCGGGGTGTTCAAGCACACCGCCCGGTCTTGCTCCGTTCTCGAAGAACTTCGAGCCATACACCTGTGCTGCTTTTGCCGTGTATAAAGATTTTCTTGCCAGTCCAATGGGAGAGAGTCCTGTCAATCCGTCAAAACTTAAGCCGGGGATATGAAGGACTTCTTTTCTTGTCATGGTTACGACTTTGCCTTTGTTGGTTGTGTAGTAGTATTTGATTTCGTCTGTTACCGGGTCACGCTCTACACGCATCCTCTCTGAAAGCAGGGGCCACAACTGTATGATGTTTCCGGCTTTGTCATAAATCTTTTGAATGTATCCGTTTCCCCACAATAAAAGATTTGTCATTCCGACTTCACGAAGGGTGAAGCTGCTCATCTCGGGGTTCGGCTTTATATACAACAAATCGTACAGAGGGTGCATCGTTGCTTTTTCTCTGTACTTGCCTTGCTGTCTGTAAAGGTGTAGCGGAAGTGATGCGAAATCCTCGGAGAGAACTCTTACGCAAGAATACACCGAACTTATACGCATCGCCGACCTCTCTGTTATGGTCGATGAGTCATCGCTCGCAAGTGCGAGGTCGTCTTTCCCGAGAACGAAGTCCTCGTGTCTTTTCTGTTCGGCGCTCTTGGGTTCTTCTGCCATATCCCTCAGTAAGAAGTTTCTAAACTTTCCCATTTTTCTCACCTCCTGTCCTTAAATGACTAAAATGCCACGGTCTTTGTATGCACTTGGCTTTTTGTTTTTATTGACAACGGCTCGGCTGAATGACATTATTGCAGCCACCGCTCCGTCAATCTTTTCTGTGGACTTTTCTTTGTCCGGCTTTATGTTGCCTGCTGGGTCTGTTTTGATTACGACATTGTCGAAGTTCCAGCGAAGCACGGGGTGGTTGTTGTGTACGACTTTCTTCTGAAGGACTGTTGTGAGGATTTCTTTGGTCGGTGGCGACATATCTTTGAAGCCTTGACCGAATGGTATCATGTTCAGTCCTTCATCCTGAAGGTTCAGGATTATCTCTGTTGCGTTGTATCTGTCGTATGCAATTTCCTTGACCACATATTTTGATGCGATTTCTTTTATTTGGTGTTCGATGAAGCGGTAATCTACGACATTGCCCTCGGTGGTTCGGATGAAGCCTTGCTTTGCCCATTTGTCATACATTACATGGTCCCTGCGGACTCTTTCTCTCATGTTTTCTTCGGGTATCCAATACCAGCAGAGGAAGATGTAATCGTCCTCGCCGTCCCTTGGTGGGAAGCACAGCACGAAGGCTGTCAAGTCCAATGTAGATGAAAGGTCGAGACCGCCATAGCACTCTCTGCCTTTGAGTTCTTCCGGGTCGATGATGCGACTGCATTCGTCCCATTTTGCCATCGGCATCCAGCGGAGGCTTTGCTTTACCCATTGATTGAGTCGTAGCTGCCTGAAGTTGTTTTCTTCGGCTGGGTTGTCCTTTGCATCCTCGCAAGCCTGACGAACCTTTTCAATATCTATTGTGATTCCGAGAGATGGGTTTGCTTCGTACCATACCTTTTCATCTGTCCAGTCTGCATCTTCTTTCGCTCCGTATATTACGGGGTAGAAGTGCTTGTTCACTTTTCGCCCTTCCAAAATATCAACGGCTTTTTGATGTACCTCGTAGCATATCGAGTTTCGGTCTGTTCCGGCGGTGGTCATTACGAACCATAAAGGTTGCCGTCTTGCATCGCCTGCACCTGATGTCATTACATCCCACAGTTCTCGTGTCGGCTGGGTGTGTAATTCGTCAAATACGCATCCGCTTATGTTGAGACCGTGCTTGCTCGGTACATCGCTTGATAAAACCTGATATTTGCTTTGGAGTGGCTGATAAATCATCAGCTTCTTTGAAATGACAGGCTTTATTCTTTTTTTGAGGTATGGGCATTGGTCTACCATGTCCATTGCCACATCGAAAATAATAGAAGCCTGCTGTTTGTCTGCGGCGCATCCGTAAACTTCGCCACGCTGTTCGTCATCTCCACAAGTGAGGAGGAGGGCGATTGCTGCTCCGAGTTCGGACTTGCCTTGCTTTTTCGGAATTTCCACATAAGCGGTGCTATATTGTCGATGGCCTGTCTTGGGGTTGATTGTTCCGAAAACATCTCGGATTATTTTTTCTTGCCACGGTAGGGCATCGAATGGCTGTCCGTAAAAATCACCCTTTGTGTGTTTGAGTGCATTGACAAATCCCACCGCAAAGTCAGCCTTGTCGTCATCTATCCACAGACCGCTCTCTGTTTTGCGATATCCCATTGCACTCACTCCCTTCGCTTACGCTTCGGGTGTGAAGCCGTCTAATTCGTTGTATGGTGTGGTCTTGCCATCACGCTCCAAGAATACTTGACTTTCATTTCCGAATGTTTGTATGTATCGTAAAACGATAACATCGCAGAACCTTGGGTCGAGTTCCATGAGGTATGCGGTTCTTTGCAGTTGTTCTGATGCGACAAGTGTTGAGCCTGAACCACCGAATAAATCGATGACCTTTTCTCCACGCCTGCTGCTGTTCTGTATGCATCGAGCCACCAGCCGTATTGGTTTCATTGTCGGATGGTCTGCGTTACGGCTCGGTTTGTTTTCTCGGATGACGGTTGTCGGTACATCTCCGTTTCCGCATTCATCGATGAGTTTCTTGATTGCTTCTACGAGTTGCGACTTCGTCATCTTCTTAAGGTCAGCGATTTTCAATTCCTCGATTACCGTGCTGTTGGAACGATCAGCCGTGAAGTAATGAGCTGCGCCGTCTTTCCAGCCGTAGAGGATGGGTTCGTGTTGCCATTGGTAGTCTTGCCGTCCAAGGACGAAAGAGTTCTTGACCCATACGAGGCATTGCTTCAAAGTCAGCCTTGCTGCCTTGACCGCTTTCCTGAAATTCAAACCTTCGCTGTCTGCGTGGCAGATGTAAAAACCGCCACCGGGTTTGAGTGCGTATTCTATCATGTCGAAGGCTGCGATGAGGAACTTCAAGAAGTCATCATCCGCCATGTTGTCGTTTTGTATCTTGCCTGCCGTTCCCTCGTAGTTGACATTGTACGGTGGGTCTGTGAAGCAGACATCTATTTTCTGTCCGTCCGTCAGCTTGTCGATGTCGGCTTTGACGGTGCTGTCGCCACAGAGCAGACGGTGTCTGCCGATGTGCCACACATCTCCCGGTTCGGTAAATGGTACGACTATTTTCTCTGCGGTTGCTTCCGCATCGAAGTCATCGCCTTTGAGTTCGTCCGGGTTGACCTCTCCGAACATTTCGCCGAGTTCGTCTGCATCGAAACCTGTCAGGCTTACATCGAAGTCGCTGTCATCGAGTTCTTTTAACAATTCGGTCAAGAGGGGCATATCCCATTCGCCTGTGATTTTGTTCAGGGCGATGTTGAGTGCTTTTTCCTGTTCGTCTGTTAAATTGACCACGATGCACATTGCTTCGTCATATCCCAAGTCCTGAAGGACTTTCGCTCTCTGATGTCCGCCGACAATGTTGCCAGTCCGCTCGTTCCATATAATCGGTTCTACATATCCGAAGTTGACGATTGAGTTTTTGAGTTTCTCATACTCTGCATCTCCGGGGCGTAGGTCACGCCTTGGGTTGTATGCGGCTTGCTTCAGTTCGGACATCGGTATGTTTCTTGCATCGCATTGAGGTAGCATACCGTGTTCATCTCCTTTATTTGCCTTGTTCTTTTTTTCTAAAGAGTGCAGTCATTGCATCTTCGTTCGGGTTGCCTTTCCTGAAATCGACTTGACTGTTCTCTTTTACGATATCCCATATTTTTGTCCATGCCGTATCTGCCTGTCGCAGATATTTCAGTCCGATATCAACATAAGGGGACTGCATCGGTTGTCCTGTTGTCGGATGTTTTGCGAGGAGGTTCTTGTCGTTCCATTGTTCGCATTCGAGCCATCGGGACTTACAATGTGCGTATTCTGATATGTGTTGCGGATTTATAAATCCGAGGCATCCTGTGCCTTTGAGCCACTCTACGGTTTGGTTGAATATTTCAATACCTTTTGCATTGAGGAAGTTCGGCGGTGTGTAGTCCGTTGTGTCCTCTTGGTTGATATCCTCGCTTAAAACCATCAGCGGTCTTTTGCCGGGGTTATCTTCTATGATGTTGTCATAAAGTGCTTTTTTTGGTCTGCCTGCACCTTTTCTCGCACCACCTCGGTTAGTGCCGTCTTTTGCCACAGAGTCCACACCTCCTTGGTTGATATTTATAAGGGGCTATCCCCCTGTTTGATTTTGCGAAAATTCACACGAAGGGGGGCTGCGGTCTTGGAGCGATTATCTCGTAGAGATTTTTATACCCCCTACCCAGTGAAGAAAAAATTATTTATACATATATCCATGTCCGAAGCCACCATCCTCTGTTGATGTCTTGATGTCGTGGCATCTCTTGCACAGCGGTTGCCAGTTCGTTCTGTCCCAGAACAACTTCTTGTTTCCTTTGTGCGGTTTGATGTGGTCGACTACTGTAGCTGCGGACACTCTGCCACGCCTTTGGCACTCTGCACACAATGGATGCTTGACAAGATAGGCTTTGCTTTCTCTCTGCCATCTGCTGTCGTATCCTCGTTGGTATGCACTCGGTCTGTCTTGCCTGTGCATCTTCGTATGCTCCAAGCAGTACGGTCCCTCTGATACATTCGGGCATCCGGGGTGCCTGCAGGGTGTTAGTGGTTTCCTTGGCATTGTTTTTG